AGTGATTAAAGGATTGTGAAGATCCACGATTTTTTTGTTTGTTTCAAAGAATTGTTCTCCAAATGTACCACTTTTAGTTTTACCAATCAAAATGTTTTCTAACGCCTTTGGTTTTTTCTTTTGCTCGTTATTTCGTGCGTTATCCAAGATTTCTTCGATAGTACATGATTTCTCTAACAATTCGGGAAACAATTTGACCAAAGTCTTTTCTCCCAACATTTCTATACCATCAATGTTATCAGACTTATCCCCCGTTAGAATCTTGGTTAATAAGACGTTTTGGTGGGGTATGTTGACCTTATTGATAGTAATCATGTCTCCATACCTATAATATTGTTTAGAGGTCGGAGAATAGATTGTTACCCGTTCTGATATAAGTTGAGTTAAGTCTTTGTCGGCAGAAAAAATTATGATTTCTTCATCGACAGACAACTTGGTATAATACGCAATGAGGTCATCCGCCTCGTTGTTAGTCATTTCAACCTGACGCACGAATATCTCTTCGAGGTATTGTTTAACTCGTGATTTTTGTTGAAGATATGATTCGTACTTAAACTCATTCATATCTTGACGACGATTCGCTTTGTATTGAGGATAGATAGATTTACGAATAGATGAGTTAGAGTTTCCATCCCAAAATACCACAACCTTATCATGATTGTGTTCTTCTAAAAATTTTCTCAAGATGTTTATAAAATGGTAGATTCCACCTAAGTGGTCTCCACCATTATACAACTCCTTTACTCCATGAAATCCTATCTTGAACAGATTGTCTCCGTCCACTAATAACGTTTTAATCACAATTCGTGATTTAAGTGTGAAATAATAAACTAGTCTTCCTTTTCTTCTTTCAGAGTAAAATCACCATCAGTTCCGATAATATCTTTCCAATAGTCAGCATACTCTTTTTTGTATTTCTCCAATGAAACTTTTTCTTCTGCAGCCTCTTTACCTCCAATGAATCCGTGTGGAGTAACAATAATTTTTCCGTCATCATAACCCAATCCGTTGATGTGGTTTTTCATTACAGAAACTTTTGTTCTTGACGCAAACTTAATTGTCCTTTTGTCTTTGGTCGCAGTAATCTTAGTTGTTCCCGCACCCTTTTGGTTTCCAAATAGAAATACCAAAGATGAGTTCAACCAAATCGCCTCACCACCCTTAGCCTTAATTTTAGGTTGACCAAATGGATTATCAGGAAGTTCAACCCAAGGTTGATTAACAATAACCAAAGTGTTTTCATATTTTGAGTCAGCTTTACGAGACCCTGAAATACGTTGGTTAATACCCATTCCAATTTTATCCGCTAAAGTAGATGCATTGTGTTGTTTTCCACCTTTTCCTTCATAAGTCATTTTACAAGGAACTGAACCAACTGAATCCCATAGGAACAACAAACTATTAATGTAGTCAGTTATTTGTTCAATATACTCAAAATTATTATTGAATATATAAAATCCATCCCAATCCAATTCACCCGTTTCTTCATCAACAACTTCTTCACATTGGAACCCCATCAATTTGGCGTGTTCGAAACTCCATTTCTGTTCAGTAATAATAAACACAGGAAGAATACCTTTCTTCTGAGCGTCAACCGCGGTTTTCACCAAAGCCGTAGTTTTACCAGTATCGGAGTGTCCTAAGAACATGTTAAGATGTCCAATGGCCGGACCAGGAAGTCCAACAGCATCCAAGAAATCAGGACCTAAGTCGAAAAATCTTTGTGGTTTATACTTTGCTGATGTAGAAAATTTTTTCTTCAGACTTTCGAAATCGTTTTTCTTAATTGCCATAAGGTTAGGGAGATGAAACTCGGACACCAAAATAGTATCCGAGTTATTTTATTTAATTAGAACGGAAGGTCTCCGTCAGGTTCGTCGTTAGATTGTGGGTCTACATATGTAGATTTTTTGGAACCTCCACCGAATGATTCGGTTTCAACTGAACTGTCACCATAAACGTAACCACCTTTTTCTGAATCCCACTTAGGAGTTTCTCCTCTTGCGATTGCCTCAAGGTAATCAACAGGTTTTTTGGAATAAACATCCAACCATGTCAACTCATCTTCAATCCAAGCCTTTGCTTGTTGATTGTCTTCGTGTACTGGTGTAGGGTCGTCATACATAATAGTTGAAACTGTAGTGTACTCTTTACCCTTTGGAGTCTTTGCTTTGGATAGTTCGATAATCAAATCACGTCCCTTTTCAGAGTCAGTGATGTCTCCTTTGTTTCTCCAAATAGGAATAATTTTGTCAAGAATACCATCATTCTTGAAGTTGTGTTTGAATCTCCAAAACTTTGGACCATCTTCTTCGTGGTCTCTATCAATTACTTTTACGATGTAGAATTTTCGTGAACGATACTGAGCAGCTAATAATTTGTCAGACTCTTTACCTGTAGACATCAACTCTTCGTAAACCTCATTCAACGGAGAACGTTCGTTGTCGTTTTTTCCTGGATCGTAGAACTTTTGCCACTGACCCCCCACTTGAATTTCGTGGTACCATGCTTCTTTGAACGGTGATGAACCATCTGAAGTTGGAAGAATTCTCACTCTTCTCTGTCCTGATTTCTCTTTGTCTCCTAAGATTAAAGCGAAATACTTTTTCATTCTTTCGTCTTGCGACATTTTCGATTGGGCCCCGCCCCCTTGTTGTGATTTTTCGTACTGTGCCAATACGGCGTCTAATGAACTCATCATGTTTTTTATAGATTAAATTAATAAATTGTTTATACAAAAATAAGAAAAAAGATGACAAAGTCAAACAAAAAAAAGGTACCGAGAGGTACCTTTTATGTAGTTTGTTCGATATTACCTGAACGATGTTTTATAGACTTCCTTGTCTAAACCTCCACCAGGTTGGAACGAATTTTTTATATCATTTACATTTATATCTGTAACCTCATCCGCAGTCAAAACATAATCATTTTTTCCTGTCTTTTCCATTTCGTCTTGCTTGTCATCAAAAAATTGTGAAAGTTTTTGACTGAATGGATATGAATCATAGGTTCTTAACTCTAACTTTTCTTGTGGAGTTTTTTCTCTATACTTTTCAAGTTTAGTTTCAAGAGAATTAAGTTTATCCATAATACTATCCATCTCTCCTAACTTGGATTGTAAATCATTAAGTTGGTTGAATAAGTTGTTAAAATATTCTTCTTGTTTGGTTTCAATATTTTTTTGAGAATCTACCAATTCAGTAATATCTAATTCTTCAGAACCTGATTCTTCTCCTCCTTCTTGTGATTCACCTTCGTCATCAATTTTTTCAACATCAGGGTCTGTCTCAACATCGATTGGTTGTGGTTCAGTTGCTCCTGCTTCAGGTGCTGGTGGAGGTGTTGCTTCCGCAGGTGCCGGAGCAGGTGCTGGTTCTGCTCCTGGTGCAGGTGCCAATGCTCCTAACACATCTTCTTCAGGGGCTGCTCCAACTTGCTCTAATATATACTGATTGATTTTTCTGTGTCTTTCAATCTCCTTAATAATTTTCTTGTCTAAACTCATTTTTTATCCGTTTAATAATGTTTTTATCCCGTTAGGAGTTTCCACTCTCACTCTTCGATTTGCAGTTGTCTGATGTCCCGCTCTTTCAATAAGACCATCTCTTTCTCTAACTGTATAACAATCTCCTGTATCTAAGTCACAAACTTGTTTAGTTCCATCTCCGTTGTCTTCCTGAGAAAATCTTACAGATTTACCAAGATAATTGTCTAATGCCGTTTTTATGTTCATAAAAATCTTTTTATATAAATATGTAAGTTATCAATTAAATTACTTTAAGATTACCGTGAAGTTGAAATCTTCAAAATCCTGTTTAATTATATCGTCGGGATTTTGAGTTTGATTATATTTTGCGAATGCATCATCATTATTACTCAAAAGTATCACTTTATTGTATATTTTAGTAATTTTTTTAATGTTATCTGGTTCATTAAGGTCTTTACTTACAATATCAATAATTGCAGATTCAGTGACGAAAAATGATTTTCCGTCTGGATTCACATAAACTTGCAGTTGTGTACTATCCACTCTACTTTGTATTTTTTTCTCAACGAAAGTGTTGTTCGGACCAGCCTCAATACCGACCGCAGTCCAATCCCATTTCGTATACTGAGGAACAATTTTCCAAGGTCCCGCTTCAGGATTAACATTTACTCTCAAAGAAGTATCACTTCCGAGTATATTAGTCGTAGTTCTTCCTGTTAAAACAGGTGGTCCAGTTTCTTGTGATTGGTTATTACCATTTGGAATACCTGGTACGTTTTCAGGTGGGATTGAAGCAGATGGTCCTTGAGCAGTGGTTGGTTGTGCCGATGTTGGGATTGCAACCATGGTCGGATCATATGTGAAATTATTAACACTAGTTGTTGTACCATAGTCCGTAGTTATACTAATCTTTTCTTGTACTTTAACTCCCTCCCCAACCTGAGGTACAGTAAATCTAATTGTACTAGAATTCAAAATTGTAACCCCTGAGAACGGTACAATAGTAGTACCAATTTTAATCTCTTTTGCGGTTTCGAAGTTTGCTCCATTTATCTGAACAATAGTGTTTAGTTTACCAATCGTAGGTGAGAATGAAGTTATGATTGCCGGAGGACAAGTTTGACCAGAAGTTGGCGATGGTGTTGGTGTAACTCCTGGTGTATTATTTTTACCATCGTCCAAAGGCTTTTTATATTCGAGTAACTTATCCACATCTAATAAATCGACTGACTTTGCAGATGCCAAAGCCTTGTTAAATGTTGTTATAGTCTGATTAAACTCATTAATATTATTATCAAAATATTGTTCAGAAATATTATCTACTGGCCAATGACAAACATAGTATTTAGCCAATCCCATGGTTGGCTCTAAAATTTGATTAACTCTCGATCTTAATCTACCAGCCATGAAACTTATATATTTGTCCAAAGACTCGAAGTGAATTATTGGTTGTGAAGAAGTAGTTGAAGGGTTAGTTCTTATGTTGACACAACTATAAACTCTAGGGAATAATTGAACTTGGCCTTGCCAATCTACACTCAATGACAATGTTCCCAAGTTATTATTCCATCCATTGAAAGTCCCTTCTTTAGAATTAGAATTTTCTTGGAAGGTTCTGATATAAGAAATAGAATATATAACAGTTCGTAAATCTGGTTCGTCCGGTAATAATCTTTTCAAGGCCGCTGAAAAATCTGTAGGAGTAACTTTGGTTAAAGTTCCAACTTCCGCAACATAACCTGGATTTGCATTTGTATAAACACCTGCAGTAATTTTAGAACTACATGAGTTTGTTGTATCCAATGTATTGTCTGCG